AGCAAATGCTGCTTGGCAAGAATCTTGACTGGATAAGGTGCTATGCGGGTGGCGAATACACATACGTCCAAGAAGGCAGGCCTGTTTGGCCTGAGTATCAAGACTCAACCATGTCTGGAGANACTGAGGTTGAGCCCAATGTGCCCATACAGGTGGGGCTTGACTTTGGTTTGACCCCTGCAGCCACCATTGGCCAGCGCTTACCCAATGGCAGGTGGTTGATCCACCATGAGATTGTGACTTTTGACATGGGATTGGAGCGTTTTGGCCACCAGCTGCTGGCTGAGTTGAACCAGCGTTACCCAAGCCACCAAGTAATGATCTGGGGTGACCCAGCTGGTATGGCGAGAGACGCGATCTACGAGGTTACCGCCTTTGATTACTTGAAAACATTGGGGTTGCGTGCGCAGCCGACAGCGTCTAATGACTTCAAGGTGCGCCGAGAAGCATCTGCTGCCCCCATGCAGCGCTTAATTGCTGGCCTGCCTGGCTTGATCGTCAACAGAGAGTGCAAGTTATTGCGCAAGGCGCTTGCGGGTGGATATCACTTTAAGCGTGTAGCTGTTGGCGCTGGCCAGGAGCGCTTTAGGGATGCACCAAATAAAAATGAGCACTCACACATTGGTGACTCTTTTGGTTATTTGATGCTGGGTGGGGGGGAATACAACCGAATGACCCGCAACCACCAGCTCGGTGGTAGGCCCCAATCACAAACAGTTGCCAACTTGGAATTTGATATATTTAGTTGAGATATCAAACTGATATCGCTGTTGACTAAATTACAGAATCCAAGAGAATCTAATGAACTTTGTTAATTGGAGTGTGCTATGCCCCGACAAAACCGAAAGATGATGAAGGAATACCTTGATAAGGCTGAAGATAAAGGCCGAAATGGGGATGCATACCTAGCTCACATGACGGGTGGTGAACTTGTTCTGCCAAAAGAGTTTGCAAGTGACCCGCAGATTCGCGCATTGATTGATGCCAAGTTCAAAAGCCAAGGTATCTCAACAGATAGGTACGTTGTTGGCCACAAAGAAAACAGCATCAACCCAGAGACTGGCCAGCCAGAATTCTTTAAACTTAAAAAATTTGTTGGAACAATTGTTGGAGGCACTATTGGCGCTCTTGTTGGCGGCCCAGCTGGCGCTGTAACAGGGGCAAAGATTGGCGCTACCGTTGACGCTACTAGAGCAATCTCAGACGCTCAATCACAAGCCAGAGATCAGGCCGCTCAAGCGCAAGCAGCAGCTATGCAGCAAGCTCAATTAGCCCGTGATGCCGCAGCAGGTGAAGCGCAGCGAAGCCGTGATGCCGCAGCTGAGCAAGCTAAGTTAAGCCGCGCACAACAAGCTGAAAGTCTTGCGCAGCAAAGTAAATTAACACAAGATCAGATCAATGCGCAAAGAGCTGGAGCAGCGAGTAGCTTAGAGCAGGCTCGACTTACTGCCGCGCAACAAGCAGAAATGCTTAGAAATCTAACCGCTCAACAAACGGCATCTGCTGATGCAGCCAAAGCCCAGCTCTATCAACAGCAAAAACAATACGAAGAACAAAAATTTGCAATGGAGAAGCAAGCCAAGGATCAGGCCGCAGCTCTTGACGCAGAGCGCCGCAAGATTGCACAGCGTGAGTCAGCTCAAATGACTGCCAGACGTAGAGCTGGTAAGCGCTCCTTACTGTCTTCTGCCAGGATGAATCCAGAGCTGGGTATTCCATCTGGAGTTGATGAAACACAAATGAAGACTATGTTNGGGGCATGAAATGACAGANNAAGAGTTTGCTGCCCAACAAGCTGCTGCTGATAGAGCATTTCAAGCAGAGCAAGCTCGATTAAATGCTGAGTTTCAAGCGCAAATTAATGCGCAAAATAAAGCAGAGGCTGAGAATTTAGCAAGAGCCCAAGCAGAAATTTCAGCCATGCTTGCGGCTGAGCAACAAAGAGCGGCTGAAGCTGTTGCTTCTTACAGAGCTCAAGAGGCTGCAATTCAAGCTCAAGCCGCCCAAGCTCAAAGAGAAGCAGAAATAGCACAAGCAGAAATAGCCAAACAAGTAGCAGAGACACAGCGCTTATCTGTTGAGATGGCGGCTAAGTCAAAGTCAGATATTGAATCTGTGCAGCGAACCTCTTCAGCAAAAATTGCTGGGCAACGCAAAGCTGGTCGCTTTTCAGCAGACCGCTCAATGTTGTCTGGATACCGTGTTGCTGAAACTGGACCACCAACACTTGGCGGCGCTGGCAATCTTGGTGGCCAAGCTAGTAGTTTTGGCGCAACAGGTCAACTTGGGGTTGGATGATGAAGCAAAACTGGAGGCTTACCAATGAAAAATAAAGAGGTGTGGGACAAGCCAAGACCCAAAGACTTGGGCAAGTCTGAGGCGCTGTCATCAGCTGAAAAGCGCATGGCAATGCGTCGAGCCGCCAAAGCAGGCAGGCCGTACCCCAATCTGGTTGACAACATGGCTGCGGCAAGAGACAAAAAGTGAGCAAGGATTGATATGGAATACGGTACAAACCAAAGTGGCGGCATGCGCCTAACGCCAGAGCAAATTCTTAAACGGCAAGCGCTAGCTCAGACCAAGAAGGACGAGTTCCAGCAGCTGTACCAGGATGCCTATGAGTTTGCCCTGCCCCAGCGCCAGCTCTATGGTGTTTGGGAAGGTGGTGCTATTGGATCCAAAAAGATGCAGCGCGTCTTTGACAGTACAGCAATCAACAGTACCCAACGGTTTGCCAACAGGTTGCAGTCGGTAGTCTTTCCTCCACAAAGACGCTGGTGCAGACTTGAATCAGGCATGGATATCCCTGTTGATCGCAAGCCACAAGCACAAGCAATCCTAGACCTCTATGGCGAAAAAATGTTTGCCATATTGCGCCAGTCCAACTTTGACATTGCTATGGGCGAGTTCTTACTTGACCTGGCCGTGGGCACCGCCTGCATGATGGTCCAGCCTGGCGACGATGTGAACCCCATCAACTTCATTCCAGTGCCGCTGTTCCTAGTGAGCTATGAAGAAGGCGCAAATGGCCAGGTGGACAACGTCTACCGGCGAATGCGCTTAAAGGGCGAAAGCATCCAGCGCCAATGGCCCGATGCCGAGATACCGCCAGACATGCAGCGCCGCATTGCTGACAAGCCAACCGACGACATTGAGCTGCTTGAGGCATCTATCTATGACGCAAACCGTGGTGACTACTGCTATCACGTTATTGACAAGCACAGCAAAGCCGAGTTGGTCTATCGCAGACGCAAGGTTTCACCGTGGGTTATCAGTCGCTACATGAAGGTGGCTGGTGAGATCTATGGCCGCGGCCCACTGATGACTGCCCTGCCTGATATNAAGACGCTGAATAAGACTATTGAGCTGCTGCTCAAGAACGCATCACTTGCTGTATCTGGTGTCTACACCGCTGCCGATGATGGTGTACTGAATCCCAACACAGTCAAGATCGTGCCTGGCGGCATCATCCCTGTGGCCCGAAATGGTGGCCCACAAGGACCATCGCTCATGGCCCTGCCCCGCTCTGGCGACTTCAACGTGTCGCAGCTGGTGATCAACGATTTGCGCGGCAACGTCAAGCGCATCTTGCTAGACGAGTCCCTGCCCCCAGAGAACATGTCAGCTAGATCTGCCACAGAGATTGTCGAGCGCATGAAGGAGCTGTCTCAGAACTTGGGCTCTGCCTTTGGCCGCTTGATCAACGAAACCATGATCCCTGTGGTTACCAAGATCTTGGAAGTCATGGACGAGCGTGGCCTGATTGATCTGCCGCTGCGGGTTAATGGTCTTGAGGTCAAGGTTTCCCCCACCTCCCCGCTTGCCAATGCGCAGGCCATGGACGAAGTTAACGCTGCGCTGCAGTTTGCCCAGCTGACCAGGGAAATGGGTGCCGAGGGCCAGGTGGCCGTCAAGTTTGGCGAAATGATTGACTACTTGGGTGACAAGCTTGGTGTGCCTGCGGCCTTACGAAACAGTGCAGCAGAGCGAGTATTTGCAATTGAGCAGCAACAAGCCCAAGACGCTCAAGCCATGGCTGCTCAGATGGCCATGCAACAACAGGGTATGGCGCCACTGGTCAACCTACCTTACCAGCACCACAAGGAGCAATGTAATGGACTATGGAAACAGACCAAGCGGCGAAAAAAAAGGTATGGGTTACTTTGGCGAACTCAAAAGACCTAATGGAGATGTATCAACAGAAATATCTGTGGGCGTTGGTATGGACGGCAAAGAGCTGGAAATACCATTGATTGTGCCAACCCTTACAAAAAAAGAACTTAATTACTTATTAACTACAGATGTAGAAAGTAAAACTTTTTTTACGAACATGCCGTCATCCATCATGGACAAAGCATATGAGCATGCAAAAACACGCATCAAATCTGGCATGTCGCCATTTGCTGATGAAGATGAAATGATGGAGCCACCCAAAGAATGAGTTGGGATGAAATCAATGCCATTGGCCAAGCGCCAGACATACGCGAAGTCACTCAGCAGCGTGAAGATTTAGCCCGGCTATGTCTTCGCGTATTTGGTACTGAGGACGGCCAAAAGCTTTTTGAATGGCTCCGAGCCATATATGTAAATGTGCCCATTGCCGTGCCGGGCACAGACCCGTCCCATGCGTTCTTTGCTGAAGGGCAGAGAAACGTGGTTCGGGACATTGAGGCGCGGATCAATCAAGCAAGGAAACTATGACGACCGAAACCGAAACCAATGTCGAGCCCAGCACTGGCCTACTTGACAGCGTACAGGTGGCAGACGAAGGCAAGACAGAAAACTCACAAGCTGTTGAGATTAACCACAAAGCGACTGCAGCAACAGAGCTGGCACCAGGTATTCCTGGCACACCCCAAGAGCGCCCGGAGTGGCTACCAGAGAACTTTTGGAACCAAGACAAGGGCGAAGCCAACATGGAGGCCATGGCCAAGTCTTATGCTGACTTGCGTAAGGTGGTTAGCCAAGGTAAGCACAAGGCCCCAGAGGGCGGCAAGTACGACACCAGCGTGTTTAAAGTCCAGGACGTTGACAATGACTCGCTTTCCAAAACGTATGTCGACTGGGCTCAAAAGCACGGCATTAGCCAGATGGCTTTTGATGAATTAGCGCAAAACGTCAATCAAATGGCTGATGTAATGGCCGGGCCAGTTATCGATACCCAAGCCGAAATGAAGTCTCTTGGACCCAACGCCAACGCTGTGGTCAACGGTATGGTGGACTGGGCTCGCGGTTTGGTCAACAAGGGAGTCTGGTCAAAAGATGATTTCGAGGAATTTAAAATTATGGGGGGTACAGCCCGTGGATTAGGCGCTTTAATGAAGGTGCGCTCTGCCTATGAAGGCCGGTTGCCAATTGAGGTTTCACCGATGGAAGGCGCTCCCAGCAAGGAAGAGCTGTACCAAATGGTTAATGACCCCAAGTACAAAACCGATGTGGCTTACCGCCAAAAGGTGGAGCGTATGTTTCAACAACACATTGCCTAGTTGTTTTCTAGCGGTTGACTTTTGTTGCCATTTGACCCAGCTTCGGCTGGGTCTTTTTTTATTTGTGAGCCCTATTTGCATTTTGTACAAAAAGCAATACAATCGGAACTAAGGCATACCAGGCAACTGGCCCTTACCGCAGCGGATGCTGACGATTGGCTAGCGATACTAGCAAGCATTCGGCCCTGATTCTCAGGCTCACCGGCGCGAGAACCCTGTTTTTTCAACAACCGAATGAGGTATCCAAATGAGCATTTCTTTAAGCAATGCCTTCGTTACTCTCTTCGACGCGGAAGTCAAAC